ACGGGAAGGCCTGGGGAATGCCATGCTTTTCCCAAGGTATGTCAGAAAGCACGTTAAGCCGGACCGCGCCCCTAACGCCCTGGCGCGCACATAGGCCCTGGAAATTTTCCAATTCCCTGGCGAGAGCCGCCAGGAAAGCGCGGCGATCGTCATGCCAGAGCGCGGCCTTACGCTGGCGCGCGGCCTGAACATTCGGAAAAACCCCACGCCCCGCCGTGTCCAGGCAAGGCGCCGCGCATCCGGCCTTATGCCGCCAGGGGCAGAGAATGTCATCAGGCGAAAGGGAAAGGCCGGCTAGGCGATACTCTGCAGCGCCCTTGTCCGTTTTGCGCAGTTTGGTATTTCCGCCGCGCGTATCCAAAAGCTTGATTTTGTGAGCCATTGAAAAATCCCCATTGAAGGCCGGCCCCGCGCCGGCATGGGGCATATCCTATGCGCTTTAACCTATACGCGCAAACACAAAAAAAAGGGCGCCACGCGGGCGCCCTTGGTAGATCGGGAAGGAAAGGCTAGGCCGCGGCGGCGGCCGTCAGTAGATCGTCTAGGCGCTGGCCGAATTCAGCGAGGGCGCGCTCCCGGCTGGAATGGTAGCCACCAACGTTAAGGCCGCCGTTTGCCGTGCTAAACCGATGCACGGCCCAGGGGTGCGGCCCATGGGCAAGGCATAGGGTAATCGCGGCCCCCATTGCAGGGACCGCGTGAATGGCGACAAGCTCGAAGCCCTGGCGCTGCGCTTCCGCGTCGGCGGCGGCGATGATATCGGCATGATCCATTTTCAAACCTCCAATGCGCGCACAACGCGCTCAGTTTCCGGGCGAAGGGAAGCCAACGCCGGCGTGATCAGATCAAGTAAAGCCTCGCGAATCGCCCCGGGCAGAGCGGCGGCCACCGCCTGATCGATTCGGGCCGCCACCTCGTCTTCCACGCCTGCCCCGCCTAGGCGCGCGTCAAGCGCGCCCTCTACGGCGTCGTCTAGCTTGTCTTCAAGCTGCGCATAGACTTGATCCTCGACTTCCGCAGGCAATTTTTCATCAATGGCGCGCTCAATTTCATTATCAAAATCAGGCAGCAAGTTATTAATGGCGCGCTCGATTTCAGGCAGTTTGTGATCAATGACGCGCTCAATTTCGGGCTGCATAAGCACCACCAAGGCGCCCGCAAGTTGCTGCAAAAAAGCGTTCTCATTTTCCATTTTTGAAGCTCCCAATTGGGCCCGCCCCGTGCGGGCATGGGAATGATCGCATAGGTTTTGGGGAAAAGAAAAGGGCGCCGCATGGGCGCCCCTGGTCAGAAAAAACGGCGCACCCGCTGGGGGATGCGCCATGCCCGAAACATCAGGCGACGGCGGCGAGCAACTCACCGGCCTTGCGTTCTAACGTCACGCGATCCTCTTGGTGCGGAATGTCCCGGGCAACTGCGGTTATCGCCTGGGCAGCATCCCAGACAGTGCGCATTTCGCGGCCCTCTTCCGAAAGGTGACGGGAAAGCGCAGCCGTCGCTAGGCGCTGACTCATCCCGGCGCGGCGGGTAAGGAATTTAAGCTGCGTATCCTTATCGTGCGCGATTTCGGCAGCCTTCGCGGCCTGGGTGGTTTCAATGAAAGACCGCGCCCCGGAACGGGCAAAGTCAGCCAGGGCAGGGCGGGCCTCAGCGGCGAACCGGTCGGGCGCGTACTTCGTATGCCGGATGCGGATTTCTTGGAAATCCTGAATCCCCGTTAGCAAGCGGTTATTGCACACTCCGCGAAGGTAAAACCCCGCGATGCCCGCAGTCTTTGAGCCCACCTCAGAATTCCACGCATAGAAACCCTTAAAGACTAGATCGGGCTCGCCGCTAGGCAGGCGCCCCACCTCAATCGGGTTTCGGTCATCAACCAAAAACACAAAAACGTCCCGATCCGACGCGAAAAGGGAAGTGCTTTCTAGCGTCACGGGTGCTTCAGGGTCATACGTCATGCGCTCCCCGTTCCAGTTCAGCAAGCGCCCTGGGATTTTCCAGCGCCCGCCGGACTCCTCCACTAGTCGCTGGATCGGTTCGAGCAATTCGAGATCGTGAATCCGCCCATAGTCGGGGCCGGTCATAGCGCGCAGGTGAGTGCCCGCAGGGCCCGCGTAAGCCTTCACTTGCTCGCGGCTGCGATTGTGGCGCAGGCCCCATTGAATGCAGTCGGCAGCCAAAGGCGCAGGAAGATCGCGGAGGTAGGCCGCAGGGGCGCCAGAAAGCTGGGCAAGCTGGCCCAGGCTCCAGTGCGTGGGACGGCGCAGGCCCTCCCCGTTGGCGTCGCGGTAGCTGACCATGACGCTCCCGTGGCGGGGGTTGTTTTCATCAATGTCCCCGATCACTTCGAGGTCATGCGTATCCACAATGCTGCTCCGCAGGTTTTGCGAATCGCTGCGCTTGAAATCGATCATTTCCTGCAGGCTCAGGAACCGCTCATCCATCGGGCGGGTATGCCACTCAGTGGCAATGCGAGAAGAGGTTTGGCCAGTTTGCGTACCGGCGACGGTGAAAGGCGCGTGAAAGACGTTGCTCATAATGATCACTCCAAAGGTTAAGGGCGGGCCTCCCCGTGAGGCCCATGCGAATCCTCTCATCATATCCCATGGGGGTGCAACTGTTTTTCCAAAAATAAAAAAGGCGCCCGTAGGCGCCCTGGTCTAGCGGTGGCGAGGCCTTCGCCTGACAGGACGGCGGCGGGCCTTTTCAACGGCCTCCTTCCCGAACAGCAGCGAAGCAAGCCAGTTAAGTAAAAACATCAGACCGCTTCCTCCCAATACGCCGCATCAGAAACGTCCGAAACGCCCCATTTAGCCGCCACTTTTTCGCGCAGGGCGTCAGCCATGTTGACAAAAAGGCACTCCCCCTTGTGGTTGTAAGCGTAGGAAACTCCCACCAAAAAGTGCATGTTTTCGCTGCCCACTTCTTCGATGACCAACACCTCACCTTCGCAAAGGTGCCGCCCTATTTCCTCCTCACAATCGACTAGAGCAACAGCCTCGCTTTCTTCATCCGGGTATCGGTAAGGCGTAGACCCGTCCCCGTTATAACAAACAAAGCCCACGCGCCCATCTTTTGCGTAAACCAGCTCGCACTCAAAATCTTCAACGAAATCCCTAAAAGCCCGCTCGTCCTTCACGCGCACATAGTTGCTGCGAACGCTGCACACATAATTTGCCATTTCACTTCTCCCAGTCAGGCCGCCCCGTGCGGCTCAGGTGGGACTTTATGCGCATCTATGGGTGCAATCAACCCCCAAAGCTCATCCCACCCAAAGGGGTAGGTCCAGTACAGAGAAGGCTCAACGTGGAGCCCGTTCATCCGAACGTCCAGGGCCTGCCCGCCCCGGTACAGAAACAACTCGCTGGTCTCCCGGTTTTCGTGGGTGTGCAGCCGGCGCACCAATAACCAGACGCTGGCTCGCTTGTGAGCAGTCAGGAACGCCACCTGATGCGGGCGCAGCTCTACGATAGCCGTGCCCGTGTGCTTAAGCTCGATCAGGTGGAAGTTCCCGGCTTCGTCGCAAGCCATGACGTCCGGCACCCCGGGGGTGGCCCAGGTCTCAAGCCTCGTCAGACTGATCCCAGGTCTCTCCTTCTTCGTCGCGTCCCGCAGATTCTTCCAAAGCTGCCTCTCCCTCAACCCAACTTTCTGAGGGCTCACCCGCGTGTCCACCAGCGGGAGCGGCGAGTCTTCGGTCCGCTGCATCGTGTGCCTCGCTGGCTTCTTCCGCTTCCGGGGTGACGTCGATGATGTTTCCTTGGGCACGTTTGATCTCCTCCAGGGCTTTGAGAACGTCTTCCTTGCTCATACTGTCGATGCTGCCGTGGCGCACTTCAGACTTGCTGATGTAAATGTCGCCATGGGCCTGCCCGCGCCGGTATTCAGCCTGCACGGCGGCAGAATAGGCGCCATTCTCCAGGGCTCGGTCGCGGATAACTTGCAGGTCGCGAAGGTGTCTTTCGTAGGTCACCCCGAATTTGGCGTCTAATTCGCTCTTGAGGGCGCGAATGCGCGCAACCACGTTGGGGTGCTTCCTAGGGTCTGTCAGCTCATACGCGCGCTGTGCGGCGCTCTCAGCGGCATATCCAGCATTCTCCGCCGCTTCCCGCTTGGTGATCATGCCGTCCTTCAGGACAAACTCCCGCACAAAGGCCTCCTGACGGGGGGTCAGAGGGCTATCGACGGTCAATTTCTTCCTCCCACGGGTTTCTACCCGGGTAGAATTGCCGCTCTTGTCTGCGATTTGTCTTGCCATGGGATAAGTCTCCACTTTATCGCGTGTAATGAAAACAATGCCTTACGGCGCACTCTTGAGTCGTTACCTTTTAGGTTTGGGCTAGGTAACCAAAAAAGTATCCCTCGCCCCTTCTTTAAGCCCTTGTTTTATATATAGAAAGAAAACATAGTTACACGGTTACACGGGTTACGGCCATTTGACGCAAAATTATTGTTTTTCTTTTTCTGTCTATATATAGGGAAGGGGGTTTTTGACCCAAGGGCCGTGGTTCGCGGCCCGTGCGTCCTGAACCCCCACCCCAACGCAAAGACCCCCGATCCGTGGACCGGGGGCCGTGAGCCGCGCTGGCTGCTTTACGCTACCTCTTCAATCTCCCACTCTTGGCGGTTGTCCCACCCTTCCTGCACGGCCTGTTCCAGCTCAGCCTCGAACTTCCGTTTGGTCCTCCAGTGGAGGCCGGAGTAGCCGCCGCGTTTCATTGGAGGGAGCTTTGGAACATCCACGGAGACGGAGTAGACGGGTGCAATTTTGACCGTCTCTTCCTTTCCCCTTGGAGCCCAATGCAGGTAGGGCCATGAGAACTGGTCCATGTGGCCGCCGTCGAATCCGACGGGGTTGAACAAGCAAAGCGAGAGTCGGTGGTCGTCTCGATAGTCGTGGATGACGTCTCGACGGACCAATTTTCTGAGCGCTTCTTCCGGCGTTTCTGCCCAGGCCCAGACGAAACCCAGCCCGGAGTAGCAGGCGCCAGCAAACCATTGAAGCGTGTCCGAATCATGATCGCTCATGTCGTTTTCCTTTTGCAGCAGATTGTTAAAGAGCCCCGCGCGAGGCGGGTTGTGGCTGGTCCCCCCAGCCACTTGTATATTGTCCCATAGATTGACTAAGAAAAAAAGGGCTATCGACTTGCAGATCGCGCCATTCGACTTGCAAATCGCGCCAAACCGGTCGTGAAACACCGATTGTTCCACGTGGAACACTTGAGCACTCTCTGTTGGTTATCGTGGTAGACTCCTGCCCGCCGCGCCCCGGGGTGGTTCCCGCCCGTTGCCCCCTGGGTGCTGCGGCACCCCTAGTCCATCGTGCCGTGAGCCGTGGGCCGTGGAACGATCTCCCCGGGCCTTGGCTGTATGGCCTCCACCAGCGTGTCCAGCTCTTCTGCTTCTAGCAGTTCGATGAGCCTGTCGAGGTACCAGCGCGCCTTTTTCGGGTCGCAGCTTGGGTCGTCGGGGTGCTTGTCCCGATAGCGCCAGAGGTACTTGATGACGTTAGCCACGCAGACCGCTTCGAGGCCGCGCTTGTCTTCGACGGCGGCGGTGATGGCGTCGATGCACTCCATCTTGCTGCCTTTGTAGTGTGCGGGGTTGATGGGGTCAGTCATGTTGGGTGGCCTTTTTGAGCAGGGTGTTAAGGGCCGCGTTGAGGTCGCTCTCTGTCTCGATGTGAAAGACGTCTGACACCTGCTGGGTGCCTTCTTGGACCGTGAGCCGAAAGGCGTGGGCTCCGTATCCTGGGGCGTACTCGACGTCTGCGCCGCAGTAGCGGGCTGATCTTCTGAGCGTATCGCCCATGCTGCCGTATGAGTTCATGCGTTTCTCCTGTTCAAGACGTCCATCGGTGTTATGTACATGGCCCGGGGCCAGTAATAGTGGCGCTCTGCCAGGGTGAGCTGGTCGTAGCCGGGCCGATCTTTGTCGAGCTGGCTGCGCTTTGGCGCGTTCTCCGGGTCGGTGACCGCGAGGTGCGTTTGGATAGCGCGGGCGATCTCAGCGGGGCTCATTC